GTAAGTGGCTTTGACGTTATTAGACAATTCCGCTCCTTCTTTGGGTGAGTAGGCCAGTAGTAATTGCACCTATCACAACAAACATACTGGCGATAAATAGTAGACTCATGCCGATACTGTGGATACATTTCTGGCGCTTTCTCATATAGTCTACCACGATGTGTAATAATAAGTCTAAGGTTATCTGGGTGACCTGGCTTTAAATAGTCAGGAAGTTCAATGGCTACCCCGTGCCTGGGCTTAAAGTATTTGGTCCATGTATCAGTAATAGTGTCCCAGTTATTTTCCCACTTGTACCCTCGCTCCTGCATTTCAATCTTGATTTGCAATAGATAAGATACAAGTTCGCCCTCGTATCCATTAAACATACGAGTGGCAGGATGGTTTACCCACCCCTTAGTTTGACCAGCAAGGGCTGCAAGAATCTGCCTACCCTCAAGCAATTGCTTAACCAGACGCTTCTGGTCTAAAGCCTGGGCACAATCTCGGTAAGTATGTTCTGGTAGAAAAACTTGCATGTTATGAATTACTCTCTCTAGTTGCTGCTGCGAGGGCTAGTGTAGCAAACACCTGTGCGGCTGCATACATTCCAATTTCGGCAAAGTGCATAGCCTTCTTCTCGTACTCAGTACTGCGAGTCATTATACTTATCCTGAAACTTCATCTCAAAGTAGTCATCGATTCCGTCCATGATTACTCCCATCCTGGAACTTCTGTAGTTGGTATATTATTTTCTTCCCATAGTTTGATAATACTTGGATTATCATCCCATGCATGAATTATATCGTATGCCTTGCGTAGCGTGTCAAGCATATCTTTCTTGACCTGATAGTCTTTTCGGTTATCTTCATCCCCGCGCATCATAAGCATATCGCTAGGAACCTCATGCATGGCAAGCCACCATGCCGTATGATTTCTCCACATGTGCTTTCTTGCAGTAACAACCAGCACAGCATGTCCTAGCATATGTGCAACTTGAGCAGCATTTACTACATGAGTATGCGGAGGAACATTAACTGATTCAGCATGAAAGTTATCAAAATGCTTAATAACCCTACGCTTACCCTCATCATATTTAGTTAGATAATGACGAATAGACGACACATCTGCAAGCGTGCCGTCCATATCGAATATGACTGCTGTTTTCACAACATCTCCTCATAATCTGGATGATCTAGTGGGGTGGGTACGGTAAGAAGTGTACCACACATGGCACACTCTCCTTCAAGCAAATATGAGCATATATTATATTCTTCATCAAAATTAAGGGTTACTTTAAGTAGCCAACTTCCACAACTAGGACACTCTGGGGTCGGAAGACCTCTGGCATCTAGCATTACAACTCCAATATAGTAAATGGTCCTCTTACAGATGGAGAAAATCTCTCCGCTGATTCAAGCGCTAGTTGTATTCTAGCATTATGTGACCTAAGCCGTCTAGTAGAATACAAAGATCCTAATGCAAATTTTGTTCCAGAACCTATAGCATTAAAGTTATTAATATCTTCACCAAAATGCCAATCGTTACAAAATTCAAACACTCTACCCGCCACTCCTACGAGCATTTCTGATGAATCTTCTTCTGACCCAGGATCTACCTTATTTAATTCACAACATTCCCTAAGAGCATTTACGAATGTAGTATTTAAAAATTTATCTATGTTGTCATCAGAAAGTTTTGGAGGATTAAAGGTATGCTGAAGAACCTTACCAAATCTAAAACTACCAGCGTATCCTAGCAAATACCCATTCTTTATAAAGATTTTAGGCTCTTTCCTAGAAGATACTAAAGAGGAATCTTCATCTACGGAGGCAGAGTCTCCACCCATACAAACATTTTTACCATCACTTATTGCTACAATACAGGTCACGATACCACCAAGTTTATTTTTCTAGTTGTCCCTTAAGATTAATTAAATGTTCAAGCATTTCATAGTACTTGCCTTTCCAAACATCTAACTCTTCTTCTAAACTTTTTATTTCTTTTTTTCTATTCTCTAGTTCTTCTTTTAGAATTTTTAATTCTTCCAACTCAGTAATTCTGAGTTGCATGTCCTTCTCAAATTCATGCTTTATCTTACCTAGCCTATAGTCAAATATCTTTGCGGCTGATCCTGTAAATAGGGCTGCAAAGATGCCTACTAATGCTATTAAAACTTCTGTTGGTACGTTCGTGGCCTTCCACTCCTAAGACAGACTTATATTTATATTTTATCATCTGTAACATTACGAGCATACTTAGAGCATATATAATTTGACATTTCTATAGTCTCTAGACTCAGCCACCTATAGAAATCATCTATATCGTTAAAGTTTTTTAATATTTTTTTCAACTTATTTGATAACCTTTTGCACACAGTAAAATCTTTATCTGATGCATTGCCAGATTTTATATTGCTTGTCAATATATTTATTTGATTTATTACATCCTGGCATTTACTGTTAGGAGATAAGTTCGCTCGCTGAGATTTCTTTACCGACATATCTATGACGAATCACATACTCCCTTACGGTATCTGGGCCGAACTTTCTTCCCGCCAAAATAATGATCCACCGTGGCTCATACTTCAATTCTATACACTTTTTGCAAAGAAGCAAATTCATTCCGCTCAAAAGTGACGACTTCTTAGGGGACAACTCACTCTTGGGCTGGCCACATGAATAACATAACATTAAACTTCTTCTTCCTCTATTCCAATTCTGATATCTTCTAAGAAGATAAGGTCTTCATTTAAAAGTGTTACTTTAAATTCAATGCCGTCTTTATTGTATTTTACTAAACTGGTAAATGCACCTAAATTTTCTGTTATACCATAACATTGTTCATCTGGTATGTAAACAATGAAGTTATGTATGGATCTCTTAGACATATTTTATTCCTTCGATCTCACATCTTACTCCAAAGTTTTGAATCATAGATCTTAATTGAAGTAGGTATTCCATTACTTGCATACGCTTTGATTCAGAAAACTCCATAATGTTATCTTCATGAATAGTTAAGGCTATGTAGTTTGGCCTTTTGCGTATGTCTACTTTAATTCCTTTAAAGGGTGGCTTGATCTCTCTTAGAGACTTAGCCATCTCTTTTGTGTAAAATACTTGATCCATGAATTGATTTCAGCCTTTTCCAAACCTCTGGTGTTTTGTGCGAGTTGTATTCTTTATCTATTCTTCCTAGGTCTAGATAGACCCCGCCCCACACGCCTCGCTCTTTATTATTTACACCTTCATTATAGCATTGTTTAGATACCGGACAATGAAGGCACATCTCATCGACCTGAGATGCTAAATGCTTATCTGTTTCATAGTCATCGTAAAACATATTTATGTCTGCATTTATACATGCAGCCAACTGATACCATTTTAAGTTATCAGCATCTAGCCCAAGTTCATCAATTATATTCGACATTTGCTGGGACCTTGACCTTCCATGTCCCATCACTTAAGACAGGGTATCTATAAGACATTCCCCATTGACCGCCCTTGAATACGCCGTTCTTTGAAGTATATCCTGATGAATTTGGAACCCAACGAACAATATCCCATCCATCCCAATAGTAGCCACGGTGAGAACTTGATGAAACAAAGTCATGTGCCTTGGTATAATCTAGCATAATAGTTTTCATTACTTAGCCTTCTGTAGTGTCATTGTCTTTTTGTACGCATCCTGTTCAAGAACAATCCGTATCCTTGACAGTTCTTCTCTAATTCCATCTAGAAGTACTTCTATATTTCTAATATCACTCATGTATAAACTACTTTCCTGATACCCGCCTCGCGGATAGCATTATGACAGCGGTCACATGGCCTGGACAATCTATCCTGACCCTTTCTATTAACTCTTGCCACATATATTGTGGCACCCTTAGGATTCTTTACCTTACGCAATGCATCAATTTCTGCATGTACAGAACAATGTGTTTTAATGTGTTCTGATGAAACCACGGTGGGGTGGTTGCGATTCTTATTAATACCAATACTAATAACTCTTCCACCCTTAACAATAACTGCACCGTGCTTCATTCTACAATCTGATGATTGCGCGGCATTAGACGCTAGATCAAGATAGTTCTGATCACGGCGCGACAGACGAGAAAAGATCTCCTTTTGGCATCATCATCACCCTTTCACAATATCCGTAGGAATTTCCATTGCACTACTTATATTAGCAAGGGAAGTGGTTTGTTTGCAAGAATCTCTGATAAAAAATACTGCCCGATCTATACCCAAATTGGCTAGATCATACATACGAATTGCAGAGTTGTCTGAAAGTTTTTTAGGATTAAAAAGTTTCTCATCAATAGAGTAACCCTTTTGCTTAATTAATTTTTCTACCTTGCCAATATATTCAGTAACCATATTTTCGGCAGGGCTAGATGCCGTATGGACAAAGGTGATCTTCCTATCTTCTGGATTTGTGGATACCCACTCATCTAGAATCACCGTCATCTTTCGGATTATTTCATTATAGTCAACCCAATTACGGCTGCCGCCTACTAAAACTCTCATGATTTCTCCGTTAATTACTCAGCAGAAGTTTCTTCTGATACTTCTGTTGCTGGTGCCTCTACATTTTCTTCAGTTGAGGCAGTCTCTTCAGCATTTTCCTCAACAGCCTCTGGCTCTATAACTTCAGCAGCAGGCTCTTCTGGAGTTGATGTTTCTTCTACGACAGTCTCTTCTACGTCTGCCTTTGGTGTCTCTACGGCTGGTTCAGCCTGTGTCTCAACAACGGCCTCTGCTTCAATAGGCTCGTCAAGTGGCGCTCCCTCTTCCTCTGCAATGTCAACTAATGCAGGCTCATCGGCAGGGAAAAATACGCCAGACCATATTGACTTATTCATTCTATCATTCATTATTTGATCCCTTTTCTGTTTAGACCATGATGCTCCTGCATCACCACCCCATAGATCCCAGGCTACTCTGCCTGGGCTGGGGAAACCTTCTTCTCCTGAACTAAATCCTGTGGCTTTCTTATCTACCTCATGTCGTGAGAAAAAACTATGCATTCTCAGCACGGTACTTTCAGATAGCGACTCTTTCTTTGCTAATTGATTGGCTCTAGCCAATCCTACGGTAGTTCCACCGCGTCTTCCCTCTTCTTTCCATTTCAAAGCCCTGCGTGCAGCAGAGGCCATTCCATCTGTGGGGGTATACGTTTTTTCAGCCATAATTAATTATATCATGCCAAGTTTACTCACATAGTCATACATAACTATGCCACTAGCAGTACCTACATTTAAACTACGGACACTACCAAGTTGAGGGATATAAACAATATCGTCTGCCATACCAAGAGCCATGGGGCTTAGTCCACGCTGCTCTTCTCCGAATATCATAAAAGTCTCTGGATGCCACTCATATGAAGTAATTGGAATAGCGCCTGGAACATTATCAATAGCAACCCATCTAGCGCCACGAACTTGTGGCTCATGTAAATAAATGTTATCTAGGTTTGGAGAATACTTTAAGTGATTATAATGTTGAGTTCCTACTGCGCCACGCTTATCCCACTTCTTGGCTCCGACAATCCAACATTCTTTAGCCATGAATGCATTGGCATTACGAATTCCTGTAGCCTTATTAAAGTCTCCAGAAAGATTCTCAAATCCTACAAAAAACGGAAGTCGGCGGGTATCTAGATCAGCCTTGATCTGATCAGTTTCCCATTCCTTGTAGTAATCAATGACATTTTTGTTTGTCATTATGTCTCCTAGCGACTAGTATCTTCTATTGTCTTACTTATATTATACCTATTCTTCTTATGTTTCTTCCAGAAATTTTTTTTCGAAACAAACCCTGGTATAACATATCTATGTGGCCCTGGTCCTGGAGAATTTACTCCATGTCTCCAGTTTTCGCTGGTAGGGAATACTAGTATAGAATTTTTTGGAGGGCGCAACTCTATTTTTTGATTAACAAAAAATACTTCCCCATCTGTATATTCATCATTCAAATAGAAAACTACGGCATACTCTAGAGATGGGTCCGTATGATTATCTACATGATCTTTTAACGGTACACCCTCATATTGTCTTTGTATTGTGCCACACCCATTAAATTGGATATCACTTCTGAAGTCAAATAATCTTTGGCATCTTTTTTTTAAGATGTTGGAAATTTTGTGATCACTTATTCTTAAATTTTTATCATGCCAATTATCTGTTATTTCATACAGACCCTGGCTAACTAAACTATCAAGATCACTCGTTCCAAACTTGCGCTCCGCGAGTTTTTGAACACCAAACATATACTCATGACACCATTCTTCATGATTAGCGTTCATTGCTAATTTTACTAATTCTTCAGACTCGTCCTCTTTAATAAAATTTTTTATTAAAAATATTCTATAGTCTAACTCTTCTACCTCGTATCCAAGTTTTTCTATATAACTCTTAGTTAATATTTTTTCTGACATTATTCTAATTCCTCTGGAAGAACAACTCCATTTTCTTCTAGGTACTTCTTCCCTTCTTCAGTAATTTTAAAACTTGGAGAAAGATTTACATCGTACTCTATTGTAACCATTCCTAATTCATATAAATTAAGAAGTTCATTGTTTAATTCTTCCATCATCGCATGATAAAGTTCTGGAAATATATGATACATTTTTTCAAAATTGAAAACAAATGTTCTTTCTCCATCAGTAGTCATGCCCACCCATTCAAGGACCCCGCTGTCCTCTAGATGATTCATGAACTCTTCTATCTCATCATTACTATAATCCATGAGCCTCAGATCGGATTCGAACCGATGACTTTCCGCTTACAAGGCGGATACTCTGGCCAACTGAGTTACTGAGGCGATCCTAGGCTGTTGCCGCAATTTTATTTGCGCCTAGAATATAATTCTATCATTTAAATCTTTTCAGGTGTACATTTCTTTGGGAACAACGACCATCCAGTATTGAATGGTGCGATTACCCATGAATACGTTAGTCCAGAACCCCATAGTGAATAATACATTCCTGCATCTTCATACCATGAGTCATTCTTAAACGAATAACCATATCCCCAATTATGCATACCATCATTAAGGAAATGCTTCCTTACAATTTCTGATTGCTTATCTTTATCTAGCATATTATCTCTAGACCACCAGGATCTTCCTGACCAGGCACTTGTCTGAATTTGCCAAGTACCCAGCGCACCTGTGAACCATCTGCTAGATTCATCTAATGATTCATGCTTAGATTCACGCCAGGTAATTGCCCAGGCTCCTCTAAGCATTCCAGGTCTATTAAAACCCGCCTTAAATAGTATCTTTGCTTGCTTATCATTACAGTTAGATGGCAAAGTCCAGTTTCTATCTGTTATTGCCCTTCTTTCTAATGTATCAGCGGTGGCAAAGTTACCCGTACCTTCCGCCAAAGGCGTAGACTTAGCATACGCCAGGTTTGGAGAGATTAGTACCATTGATAATACTGTTACTGTTGATACTAATGCAGCACCAAATCGGTTTATTGTCGTCATATTGACCTCCTTGTGGCGGCAACATGAATTCTATTATACGGGAATATTACGATATGGTCAACGATTTTGGATAATTTACTATTTCAATCATATTATTATACAAAGTAATGTAAGGTCTGAGGTAGTAGTTACCATTGTGCTTGACGAGACAGTAAAATGTAAACACTATTTCTTGCCACGACGGACTTTGAGTGGAGATTTACCAATATTTATTTTTCCATCTTTATGTTCTGGGTTAGTAATTCCTCCGCCACCCTGCTTAATTGTATCGGTAGTAATTACATTATTCATTTAAGAAACGTACCTCCCCAGAATTTATCCATCATATCATCATCGTCACTTGGATCGTTATCTTCATCATCTGTAGGAGCCTGCACATACCCATCTGGTATTGCGGCTAGGCGACATTTCCCCTCTGGATGAACTAAGTAAGAAAGAATAGCACAACCTAATTGACCATCTTCTCTCTCAATATGTAGAGAGCAGTTAGAGCATTTAACTCCGATTTGTGCATCTTCGTTATCTCCTGGCCCCTCGTATCCAACCCAAATACTGGATGTACCTTGGTCAAATGGGCCAAATCTTTCCGCAATAGAAACCATTGCATCGTGGTAGGCTTTTTCTTCTTCTGTCAATTCATCATATAGTTCCATATTATTATTATACCATTGCTGGCGTGGAAGGATTCGAACCTTCAACCTATCGGTTAACAGCCGATTGCGCTGCCGTTGCGCTACACGCCATAAGTGCCAGATGAGAGAATCGAACTCCCCATGCTTTCGCGGGTGATTTACAGTCACCTTCCCCACCTTGGGGACTATCTGGCTTATATTATTGTGTCTTTACATGCTAGATTATATACCATATCATACAATGCTGTCCATACATCATTGTCAGAAAATGAATTTTCCATTACTGCTGTTACTATCTGATATAAATCTTCATCGTCCTTTGCCCCTAGTCTGTCTATTAAGATATCTAGGCTTAACCCTGAGGCACTCTTGTATTCTTCTAAAGATTTTTTATCTGGCGCTCCGCGTGGTCCGATGTAATTTCCAGTTATTACATCAAGAATCATCCTTGCATCTGCGACAGTTCTTTCTGTACTAAAATTTACCTTCCAGTCATCCTCAGGTCTAACTGTGTACTTAGAAAGATGATACATTGGATTTAAATTTATAGCAACTATTTTATACCCTCTTGTAATGTATCTTAATGCAAGTAGTGGCTCCTCTGCTATAAAGAAAATTTCTTCATCAAAGGGTACGGCTAATAAATTTTTTGTGTACCCGAACATAAAGTGACAACTCAAAGAATGGTGTACCTCGTATTCGTGATCACCAATAAAATCCTGCGCCTTTGCTACCAGACCATCAATTCTTAGTTTCCACGGCGGCATCTTACTAGTAACAGGATCAATGACTAATCTATTTTCTTCTATCAATGCCCAATGAAGGGACTGAGAAATTATAGTATTTTCGCCCAAGTCCTGTGCTATTTCATTGTACCTAGTAACCAGTTCTCTATCCCAGTTCTTTATGAACAAAGTGTGCGAGTCTATACTAAGAAAATATTTCTCTGCCCCAACCATTTCAAGTAGCATACTCCTAGCCATGCCTATGCCAAGCGGCTGTGGCGTATGAATCTTCTTTACTGAAATTATTTCTGTATCTTGAATGTCTGAGAAGTATCCAGATAGGCTTTGCTCTAAAATTGCAAACTTAATAACGTAGTCTCCGCTACTCATAGATAAAGCACTATCTATTGTCTGATCCATAAACTTTTCATCTAATGCTGGGAAAAGTATTAGTATCTCATCCACTAAAAGTACACCCTCCACATTCCATCACACAGTACTGAGTGTCCCTGTAGTGTAATTCTTCTATCATCTAAATAGTATTTGTATAGGGGCGGGACCTGATGATATAGATTTCCAGAAAATATAAATATCCCGCCCTCTTGATAGGGTACAACACTAGGCTCTTCTATATCTCTTCCCTTATAAAATCCATTATCTCTTAAATCTATTTCAAATGGTTGGGATGTTTCGTATTTTTTAAGAGATGTGTCACACCATAGGCTTAACCCACTACCAACACTTGGTAATTTAAGAGAGAGTGTAAAAGAAAAATTATCTTCTAAATCTACTATCTTATACTTTTCATTAAGAACGTCAAGGTGGTAGTTATAGATATGATCCTGGTGCCTACTATATAGATAGTCACTAGGAAACTCTAGATAAGTTAATTCGTGTGCCCTAGTTTCATCACCCATAATATTAAATCCTGGGTATGCAAGGGAGTCCTCAAGGACGGCTGGACCTATGTATTCCTCTATACAACTTAAAACTTTATCATATAGATCCGAAAAGTTTTCTAAAAGAATTCTATTATAGTAGTTCTTTATTTTATAATAAGCCTTTGTGTTCTCCTTAGCATCAAGATACGACGCCGCACCTAGTAGGTAGTATGGCATAGACAAACTTTCATCACGGTGAGTTCTCCACTCGCTCCGCAAAGACGTAAGCCTGGTGAGGTACTCTTGAATCTCGTCTTCAGAGAGTAACTGTACTAAGGTTGGTTCCACGCGCCCCAGGCAGGATTCGAACCTGCGACCAACGGATTAGAAGTCCGACACTCTATCCTCTGAGTTACTGGGGCGAGACTAGTTCTAATTGCTTATGTTCTAATAATACTTTATTGGCGTATTTCTTGTAAAAGATTCTTACTTTAAATTCTACTTTAGATTGCATAACTATATTTTTATCAATTGGATTAACTCTATTTTTTTCTAATTTAACAATCCATTTATCTTCATTATATACTTCTGATAATTTAGATTTCATATGGACTTCTGCACTACGACTTCCCCATAGCCTATCAGTACGCTCTAAGAAGTTCAACATTTCTGGAGTAAGATCCCAGGATGCTATTCCCTCTGTACCGAACATATTCTTGCTATCTACTAAAGCCAACGCCATCAATATAGTAAACAAAGCCCTGTAGTCTTTATGTGAGTATGCTCTAAATATTATAGGTAAAGAATAGTGTATATTAAATAGTGGTAGTGTTCCATTGTCGTCTGGACCTTGGCCTTTTATTTCACCGCGCTGGTTTTTAAAGTTTTTTGATTTATATAACTTATCCCACCCTTTATCACTAGGAAAATCATGTGGATAAATATATTCAATAATTGGATATAATACTGATATCTCTGCCCCAGGTCCATATGAATAATCGTCATCTTCTTCTTCTGGAGTCCAGACAGCATATGTTAAATAATTATCATATTTAACTACTGAATATTGTAATTCATTCATAGAGAGCGAGTGACCAGAATCGAACTGGCGATAACTGCTTGGAAGGCAGATGTGTTACCTCTACACCACACTCGCGGGAGATTAATCTTTTTCTAAAAGATCAATCGCCTCTTTAATTGCCTGATTCCATCCTGCAATAAAAGAACTAATCTCAGTAGAAGATGCTGAGTTTTTCATCTTCTTTGCCTTAAGTTTTTCAATTACCTTATCGCGTGTCAATTGTATCCCTTTTCAATAAATGCGCCGTCCCACACGGAGTCTGACTTATTTTCAGAAGCATATAGCGCACGTTGCTGTGCTACTGCTTCTGCGCGAGTTGCATGACAACCCTCAATTTCATTTGTTCCTTCTTTGACTACTGCATATCCATTGCAATCGCCAAAGTTTCTTTGTACTTTCCAAGGCATAATATCCTCCCGCTCCCCGATCTAGATTCGAACTAAAACTAAATGATCCAAAGTCATTTGTGCTACCATTACACCATCAGGGACTAACTATTTACCTTCTAATAGTATCAGAAATACTGGTTTTCGGTCAACTATTCCTATAGAACATGCCCAGCACCATTCTGGCGGGGTATGATCACACTTATTTGCTGGCTTTTTTGCCCAATGGGGCCAATCTTCTGGACCCGCTAAGGAGCCACAGTACGGACATGTTTCTTCCTGCAATAGCAGTCTACCGTCATAGCAATCCGTACAAAGGCTTTCTAGTATTTCTTGCTTTCTCCGCCTTCTATCTTGATAATTAGCCCTTGGAGGGCGCGGAGGAATCGATCCATCTTCATTAGGTATCCTATCGCTTTTCCATGCGTTACATTTTTTATGAGCAAGTCTTAAATTAGATACATCTTCTGATCCTCCCGCTGATCGGGGAATCCAATGATCTAATGTTACGTCAGAATTTGTCTTAAAATCCTTAAAGCATATGGCACATGTAAATCCGTCACGCTCTTTAACAAGTTTTATTTTATCTTTTTTACTAAGCAGAAGATTCTGATTTAGCATTGATAAATTCTCTTTCATCTACAATATCGTAAGCGTCACGAATAATACTAACTTCATATTTATCAAAGTGGTGTCCACAGAAGTACAACTCCCCTGTAACAAACTTTGCTATTACCCAAGCCTGGGCGGGACACTTAGGAGCATCACACATGTCCATCTTGGTAAGAACTCTTACTTCTTCCTGAACTTCAGTTTCCATGGAGTCCTCCATATACTAATTATATCAGTTTTTATTTAAATATTCTTTTACATTCTTAAATTGTGAATTTATTTTAGTAATCTTCTCAACTAGGGCAACGTTATCTTCCCTAGTCTTTTTCAATTCCTTATTTAATTTCACAATTTTTTCATCATATTTATCTGTAGCAATTTCATAGTATGATAGTTGTGTATCTTTTTCAAGTATTATATCTTTTAAATATTTTACTTCTTTATTCTTTTTATAGGCATTAAAAAATAGAACAATAACCATACCCAGTAGGATTACTGTTACTACTAACACTAAATACATATATGCCATGTCGGGATGAGAGGATTTGAACCTCCGGCCCCTTGGTCCCAAACCAAGTGCGCTACCAAACTGCGCCACATCCCGTGGGATTACAGATGGCGACGAATCCTTTTTGCACGAAAGACGCTAGAAACGAATTCAACGCACTCAACGGCAGACTCGCTATAACGGGATATTTGTATGTAACTACACCATCCTAAGATATGCCATCTGTAATCGTAGGGCGGGTGAGACTTGAACTCACGATCTTCACCTTATAAGAGTGACGCCTTCACCAACTTGGCCACCGCCCCGTAACAACTACTATATTAAATTATTTCCATGCTGTCAATAGCATTTTGTAGAGCGGGTGGGATAATAAGTTCGCTGTTTCTTTTCCTGCCCATCCTTAATTTTAACTCTTCTTCGCTGTCTTGTTCAAGCATATCGTACGAATAGACTTGAATTTCTTGTAGCGCATCTCTTCTAGAGCGAGCAATCGCATTATAAACCGCGCCACATACGGCATCAGCCAAGTCCTTGCTGCCTTTTCTGGGGTGGTCAACTTTGTCACCGCGTATCCTTAATTGCAATAATTCATCTATTAGTAATTTAAGTTCTGGGCCATAGACTCTTTCCTCTGTTATAAGAAGAGCCATATCCTCATAGTGCTTTTTAGCAACTGATAATAGTTCTGTATTAATACCATAATGCTTTAGTTGCTGCATCATATCGTGAGAGTTCCATCGGTCAAATGTTACTACACCTAGATTAAATCCTCTTTCTCTTAAATCAATTATATAATCTTTTACCTCAGATAAATCCACACTAGTAGTTGATGTTGGCTGCCAATATCTTACAGCATCTACGATAACCCTAGGGGCTGCCTCTGTCATTGTGCCAGCAATCTTCATCTGTACATAGCCCTCAACATGAGCCATAGCCACAGCACAATTATCATGCTTTTGGGCCAAGTCAACGTGTAAAAAATACTGACGGCCTTCTTCTGGCTTAAACCATTCTGAAAATCTTCCACTATTATCTACTGCAAACTTAGGATTACTGAAAGCCTTTTCGATCTTTTCGCGTGATTTAAAGAATGCATCTGTTGCTTCTGGTGGCATACATGCAAATCGCATAAGAGAATCTAGTGGGTCGTCATAGAAAGCAATGGTGAAGTCTTGAATTTTTCTTGTTGGATTAAACTCCCAGGTAGGTCTTTTAAGAGCAAATATATGTGGAAGAGCGTAGGAAATAATATGATCCTCTTCCCACTCAATTGTGAATTCATTACCGTCATGTCCATCTGGTAAGTCTGGATCAATTTTAAAACTATGTGACTTAACTATAGTTTCTTTTTCTGCTACTGCGTCATTGTATTTTTGTTGAATAAAGTCATTCTTAAATCTTGGGAAGGAAAGCATGATAACTTTCCCAAAGTCTGGGAAGCGAGAGTTGACAGATGCTCTATACATCTTATAGATAGCCGCAGATGTTTTGGGACTTTGCCTTCCTGTAGTATTCTCTAATTCAAATCCTGAGATTTCGTCAAGGATGGCAAGGAGTACGTTGTAACCCTCCCACGACTCTGCTTCTGAATGTCCTGAGTGAACAGTTATTTCTTTGTCAAATTCAACACTATTAGCCTTTGGAATGTATCTACCCTGAAACCAGGGAGACTTTTCAACGATGCGCTTAAATCCTTTAAAGAAAACCCTATTCGCCTGAACAGCGTTAATAGCAATGTTAATAATGTCAATTGAATCGCCTGGTGGTTTTCCATAATACTTTGCTGGATCATTAAGGCACAATAAGAGGTGGACAACATAGGCACACCCTATAGTAGAGATAAAGTCCTTCCCCCCGCCTTTCCCTATCTGAAGAATCACTTCCTTGCATGTCTGGTTCCATCTTTTTATTCCTTCTTCTTCTCCAAGCCACTTAGTTAGGGTGTCTTTATCATAAATTTGCGTCATAGACTTAATGGCTTTGTATTGATATTCTGAAAGAGGAGGCAAGTCTAGGTACTTCTTGTCAGTAACAAACTCCTCTATCGTGGCTGGAGTTTCCTCAAACTTGTCATCGTCAAGTGCTTCTATAAAGTCACTAAAATCAATCAATTGGTTCTACCTTGCCCGTAACCTCTGATAATCTTTTAGCGACCTCCATCTTGCAATGATTACATTCGGAAGTTACTTCCTTTAGAATACTCATGAGAATTTCTTGCTTACGCTCTGTCTCTAGAAGTTGGGCAGACATTTCATTATTCTCTAGAAGACCCGCCTTCTGGAGCATGTCAATTCTTTTTTGCTCAACATCAGCGATCATTTTTAGAGCGCTGGCCTTTGTGTTGTACTGTTGATTTGCATCTGCCTGGTCTACAGTCTCCCATGCACGCTGAATTATCATAGAGTAATGCTGATCAGCACCAGCCAAGGCTTCCTTGGCTCGCTCTCTAATTCTACTATCTCCAGATACCAGTTCACGCCAGGTATCGATATGCTCTAAAACTTGTGATCTTTTAATTCCAAGGAACTTAGATATGTCCGTTGGATTCTTACCCTTGAGTAATTCTTCTACTACCAGATTCATTTGATCAAATGAACTAGTTAGTTCAATCTCTGACAAGTTGCTTCTTCCTTCTGCTCTTCTTAGCCCTAACTACAGTTTTTAGACGGTCTACATAAAATGATCTATACTCTCCAGTAGCGCTATCCCGACAATCAATCCAAGTAACATCTAACTTTTCATTGTGTGCCATATGTATAAAGGTGTATAGAGACTTAATATTTTTAAACTTAATCTGGTCACCTGGCTTAATTACATCTTTCATGAAGGGCAGTTCATAATATACTGTGATATCTGGATTCATGCTGTAAGGAACGTACTCATAAACTTTTTTCTGAC